CAGCAGGCGAACCTATGTAAGCCATTATGTAATCTCCAACACAGAAGCAATCACGTCAGCAGAACTTGCTGTATCTGATACTACCTTCAATACGTCCGTAGCCTCAATCACTAATTTTTGATCCCCACCTACTGGTACCAGAGCCCCACCTACTGGAATGGTGGCGTTTTTAACCAAATAGTAATCCGTGCCACCGATGGTACAGTAAACGTCTACGGTTATAGGTCCGGATGTCAATATATTAGCTACCGTAATACCAATCACCGTAGTTTGTGTAGATCCGGGGCCTGTTAATATAGTAGAAGCCGAAGTCCCTACTCCTGTCGCCACATAATTTTTAAATGTATTAGCCATAAATTATCCTAGTGCAATTGCAAGAGCTATCACAGACGCTGTCGCATCGAGGTCGATATTTCCCCATGCTCCACCCGCGTATCCTTCTAAAGTTGAATTACTTGAATTATATCTAATCATACCGTTAGCTGGACTTCCCGATCTCTGCGCCGTCGTTCCGGAAGGAACCTTAACTTGACCCGTTCCGCTAAACGTAGCATCGCCTGTTCCCGTTAAGGTGCTAACTGTAGTTGTCCCAGTAACGCCCAAACTAGAAGATAAGGTAGTCGCACCAGTAACGCCCAAGGTAGAAGATAAGGTAGTTCCGTTAGTTACTGTTAAAGTACCACCAACAACGGTATTACCAGTAGCCGCGGCAACTGTAAGTTTGTTCGTTGCAACATCAAAGTCCCCGTCTACCCCTGCCGCTCCAGTGACCCCTAGAGTTGACAATGTCGTATTTCCGGTTACGCCTAAAGTGCCTGCTACAGTCGTATTACCACTAGCCGCAGTAACGTTAAATTTGTTCGTATTTACAGCAACATCGCCTGTTAAATTACTCGCGTTTGTTACTGTCAAATTGTTGCCAATCGTTACATTGCTGGGCAGTCCGACTGTCAAAGTTTGCCCAGAAGCTGATGTCTCTACCTCATTAGCAGTACCTGCAATAGTAAATGTCTGACTATCTAAATCTACTGCGCCGGTTCCACTATCGCCTGCAAAATCTAAGTCCTGTATGGTTACTTGGCTATCTACGTAGGCTTTGATCGATTGTTGCGTCGCAAGAGCCGTAGCACTATCGGACGCCATATTATCTTCGTCCAATATAGCTGTAACTGAGACAGCGCCAAGCCGTAAGCTATCAAAATAAGCGTTGTTAAAAACATTAGCGGCCACAGCACCAGCGCCACCGCCATCAAAGTAAACAACTGCTGTAGTGCCTGCTGGCACTTCATAATCATTTGAGGCACTGTATGTTCCTTGGAAAATAAGGATGCTTCGACTTGCGGTTAAACTGTTTCTTATATAAATGATTTTCTTGGCATCATTAGGGGTAAGCTGAACATAAGCGGTAGCCCCTAAATCGCCACCATCATTAAATATAACCAGCCTATTCCTACCATTGGATGCCGCCCCGTCATTAATATCTAAAGTATTAGGACTTCCAGAGGTGCCCGCTGAGGCTAACGTAATAGTTACCTGACCATCTAAAGAGGTATCTAAGAGACTAAGGTTGGTATTAGTAGTATCGCCCCAAGTGCCGGACTGTTCACCCGTAGCAATTAGTTCGATACCATTATTCGTTGTATATGTGCTTGGCATCTTTTACCCTACGCTGCTTTTCGCAACCAATTAGCAGATTGCGAAGGTTGTTCCTCTGTCCATCCTGGAGTCTGAGAGGGTTCAGTCGTACTATACCCTGGACTCTGACCGGTAACAATATTTTCCCAGATAGGAAATTGTGCAGGTGTTTCGGTACTATAGCTCGGATTTTGATTAGGTACAATACTTCCCCAAACAAATACAACACCCGTTTCTCCTGTACTGGAAACCCCGGTAACATTTACGCTAGCCGAGTTTCCTACAATAACGCTACCGACTCTTCCAGTTCCAGCCACTCCGGTGACGTTTACCCCACCTTGAGCAACAATAGATACGGTGCCTACGGCTGAATTTGCCGTTATTCCCGTTACAGGGATTACACCCTTTCCTATTACGGTGACCGTTCCAGTCGTACCTGTAGCCGATACCCCTGTTGGATTTGCGTTAGCTGCCGCAGTAATTGTTACAGAACCCACCGATCCAGTAGAAGCTAGGCCCGTAACAGGGGCGACAGCATCTGCCGCTACACTGGCCTCCCCAACAACACCAGTACCAGCTACTCCTGTGACCGATACATTAGCCGCAGCGTTTATGGATACCGTGCCAACCGCTCCGGTGCTTTCTAGGCCAGTTACCGGGGCATTAGCGTCAGCGGTTACCGTAGCGGATCCGACTTCTCCCGTTCCAGCAACACCTGTTACCGAAACAGTAGCTCCAGCGCTTACGGCGGCGGTACCGACTTCTCCCGTTCCAGCAACACCGGACGGATATATATTGGCATCTGCTGATATGGAAACAGAACCAACATTTCCGGTAGCTTCTATTCCAGAAGGATATACATTAGCGGCAGCTATTATGCTGACAGAACCTACTTCACCTGCCGCAGACACCCCAGTAACAGGGGCGTTGGCATCGGCCTGTACAAGGACAGTACCTACTGCGCCAGTAGACTCAATTCCAGTAGGAAATACGTTGGCGGCTGCATTTATGGTTACGGTTCCGACCGCACCCGTAGCTTCTACGCCAGTAGCGGGCGCATTAGCCCCCGCAGTTACTGTTACAGAACCTACCTGACCAGTCGCGCCAACATTACTTATGGAACCTTCGCCCCAGGCGAGTTGGTCCCAAGTGCCGCGTCCCCAGCCAGTAAAGGGGACGACGACATTAGACATTACGCTATCCTGATAATCGCGTTACTAGCGTCAGCAGTTGGGAATACAACAGTAAAATCACCCGCTGTGGATGTTTTATCTGCGCCAAAATCAAGCACAACTACTGCTGGATTAGTAACCGCTATAGAGGTTGTGTTTGGCGTTGAGTTGTAAATCAAAGCCCCTCTAGCTGTAATCGTAGCGGTAGTCCATGTCTCGTCTGCAAAATCCGTAAAAGCGGTTGTGCCACTAGTAGTAGGATCAACATTTGTAAGAGACTGACCGCCCGCTGAATATCCCGTACCACTAACTTCGTTAGTAGCAGAATAAGCAGTAGTAGTAGCATCCAAGGTAGCCGAAGATGTATATAAAGCCATATACATGGTATCAGCGCCATTAGCAAAGTCATGAACTCCAAAAAGTAGCTCCTTTTTGAAGGAGGTACACATAAAATTTCCGGTAAAAGCCATATCAAATTCTCCTTATTAATTCAGCCAAATCTTTATGCCCGGCATCGCATAACGCATTATAAACCGTTGTCCTATCACTTCTAATAGCTTCACGCATATAAAAAGCAACCACTTTCTCAAGATGCTTCTTAAATGCTCGCGCTTGATCCCGAATAACCGGATCAGCGGTCTCTGATATAGAAATGATTTTATCCGCGCAACGTTCTGCTACTTCGTCTGGAGTAAAACCACGGTTTTCTGTCGTTCTAACATCTACTTTAAAAGTAGGAACAATGTCTATATTTAATGATGGAATACTCATTGTTTAGCCCTAATAACCATTCCAGTGCGGTATTCGTCAGTAACTTCTTTAGCTTCTCCGAACATCTTCAATCCAACAAGAGCTTCTGCAAAACGTTTTTCGTAAGACGCCATTAAATCTGGTTCACCTTTCATATAAATATAGGCTTCCAAAAGACTACCGTATAGCATCGCTATTTGAGCGTTTTCACTTAACCAAGTTGTACCACTATCCGATCCTGCGGTCAGACTTGCAGGTCTGTAAAAATAATGTAGTTCAACAGCATATCCACTATCTGGAGTGGGCCCAATAATAAAATTATCAATATCAAATACAGCATAATACCTTGGAGCACCGGTGGTTGCTCCATTTGGATTAAAAGTCTGTACAAAATCCGCATCTTTAAACTCTAAAAATACATGATCGCTACTACCATTAACAAAAGATAATGAAAATGGCGCTAAAAAATCAGTAGGACACGCTAAATATTTATTAGCATTCGTCAAGTTTCCCGATACGTTTTTCCTAAACAAGCTTAATTGAACGTTTTTAAGTATCCGTTCTTCAGCTTGTTGAATAAACACAGACAAGTTATTCACAAAAGACGTTTCGTCGTTCTCTGTGTAGTCTTGTATTGCTTGCTTTAATTGTCCGTAAGTAAAACTCATGATGTAGTCACCGTAACTGTACCCACTTGCCCAAATCCGGTAGCAGGTCTTAAATTCTCATTCTCTACTAATGGAACACCAACGTATACATCCAAAGGTTCAACCCTGTCTGGTCTAGCGTTTTGTAACGCTTGCGGATCTACTACCTTCCTAAACGGCCCTAATTGAGGGTGTTTAGGCTCATATTCATCTGGTCCGACTAACAGTCCGTTCCACTCACGCTTC